CTAAATCCTTCTCTTTTTTTCTAGTAGGATCAAATTCTCTACCATCATATGCTTTATCTAGTTGTACAGTTTGGATAGCTACTTTATTATACTTCTTAGATCCTGTCAATTCTTGCATTTTATTTTGATATTCAGAAGAAAGTTTAGTATTTTCTCTATCTACTTCATCTTTTAATAAAACATATTTACCTTCTTTAGTATACCCAAAGACATTTGGAAGGATATAAGAATTTAAAGTCATGTCTGTTTTCCAAAATTCTCCCTTAGTATCTGGGTGATTTAATTGTTTTGCTGCATCAGTAGCCATTCGTTTCTGAAAATCTTGAAAGTCTCCTTCTGTTTTTATAAAATCTAGACTACCTTTTGTTTTAGATACAAAGGCATTAATGTTTTTAATTGTCATGTTAGTTGCTTTTGAATGTCTAAAAGTATGATTTTTTATTACATAACCATCTTTAACTTTCATAACTGCATTATGATATTTCTGAACATCTCCTTCATCATAGAATTTACCATCTTGTTCAAATACATAAGCATCTTCATCTTTATTCTTTAATATAGTTTCTAAGCCTTTTGCTAGTCCAGCATTTTTTATAGTTCCAGACTGGATAGTTTCTTGTTTTCCCGGAAAATTATATTTAATTGTATCACCTGTTACTGATATATGTTTCTTTTTAAACGTAGCAGTTGCATAAGATTCTTTACCTTTCTTTATACTATCAAAAGTATCTTTAGGATTTCCTATTCTAAGCCCTGTTTCCATCATAATCCCTGTAATTAAAGCTCTTACATCAGGTTTATCACTATTATATTGTGTATTAAGTTCTGTATCTAATATAGATGCTTGTTTTCTTAATGCTTTCATTCTATACTCTTTTTGAGAATCTTTAAGTTCTTTGATCTCTGGGTGCCGAGAGGGAACTTGTTGTAGATTAGGATGGCTTGACGAGAAGCGTCCAGACACAGTTCCACCTTCATCTGAGCGCAACTGATTAAACTGACAATGGATGCGACCATTATGCTGATGATTAAGAATCGTATCCACAAAGGTTGTATTTGCCTTATTATACTCTCGAACTTCCAGAATTTTTTTAGCAATCGGATGTTCGTGAGTTTTCAAAAAGTGTTTTGTAAAGCTTGGAGCATCTGACTTAGGTGTTCTTTCATAAGATAAGTTAAGATTTTCAAAGGCAGAAGCAAGGCTTTTAGCGTTCCATGGTTCAATGTGAACGCCCGTTTCATCATATAGTTCTTTTAAAATTGATTTCTCTTTAGACAGAAGATAGGCTTTTGTTTTCTCTGCTTTGTCTAAGTCTACTCGCACCCCACGTTTTCTCATTTCAAATACAAGGGGTAATAAAGACAACTCCATTTCTAAAATGTCCTGACAATTGTCTTCTTTTAGTTTGTTATGAAGAACGTCCCATAGTTTTAATGTTAGTTCTGCATCTCCTTCTGCATATAAGGCAACTCTTTCGGCTGGAAGCTTCCACATTTCTGCTTTTGCATTTACACCATGTTGATCTGCCGCACGTTTTAAATCTTCTTCTTTTTTTCTTTGCCCCAGATATGTTGCACCCAATGAGTTAAGAGAGTAACTAAATCTATTCTCATCGAGAATTGGTGCAGCAACCATAGTGTCAAGAATATTTCCTTTGACCTCTATTCCTTCTGATAACAACCAACCCAAGTCATATTGAGCATTATGAAATACAACGGACATGCCATGGTTAAGCTGGTCTTGAAGCCATCCAAGAACAAGGCTCTTAGCCATGTTTCCTCCTCCCTCATGACCAATAGGAAGATAGGAACTCCATCCAGAAACAGCAACAGCAATTCCTATAAGCTTTCCATCTTGTCTAACCCACCCTGGACCCAGATCTTTTATCTTTGGATCTTTTGTTTCTACGTCAATGCACATAAGCTTTTCACCAGATAAATCTGGCAAATGCTCTGGAGGAGACCAAACTTTTTCGTCAAATAAATCTTCACGCATCTTTTTGAGACAATGCTGCCCATATGGAAGTGTATGCAGATGCATCCACTCCATCATCCATATTGGGAGATCCTAGTTCATCTCTGGATATTTTTAACAAAACCATGCAGAAAGCTACTTCTTGTGCGCTTATAGGTGTTTTTAAATAAGCACTCCATAAATCGGCTACTCTTTTATGTTGCTGAGTATAATCTCCATGTTGCTTGGCACGATCTCCGCTAACTAATGATGCAGCTTTGTTTAGTATTTCTTCTGGTTTCATATCACATAATTCCTATTGGTTGTTGGATAAAGCACGTGAAGAGCTTGCTTGGCTCTTGTAACGGCAACATAAAAAACTCTATGCTCTATAGAGGGATTTTTTTGATACTCCTTATGAGCCGCATAAGAAATATCAGGAATGACTATAACATTGTCTGATTCTCCACCTTTCATAGAATGTATAGTGCTTACTTTTATACGAGGACTTTTAACGTTATCTCCCCTTCTCAGGGCATTAAGAATGTAGTTTTTAGTTTCTAGATCTATTTTTTCAAGAGCTCTGTGCCATCTAATCGATCCATCAACTAACAATCCTAAATTGTCTTTGGCATAAGACATGTTGTAAACACCCTCTTCATCCATAATCAAAAGTGTTTTAGACCTTGGACCATAACCTCTTTGAAAACCATTACCCACTTTCATGAAGGTATAGATATTTCTAATCTTTGAAGGAGATATAGAAGTACCCTTGGACCAGGTTTCCCAATCCATAATAGCTTCATACGTTTTAATTGGAATACTAGGATGACCATTACGGCTATATACCCATCCTTCATCCCTTAATTGTGAAGCGTAATAAGAAGCAATTCTATTAGTTCTTGCCATAAGACACCACTCTCCTTCTCCAAGCGGTATGTCCCATAAACTTTGATGATACCTGACACTTCCCGCACGTTCTTTTGGAAACCACTCTTTAGGAGCTCTACCGTGTATTCTATTAACAATACTCTGTGCCTGATCCCACACCGCTTCAGGAACACGGTACGATTGATTTAGAACTGTCTTCTTCTCCGTTGCATTTAGAAAAGCTTTAACATCTGCTCCTTGAAAGTTCATAATTGCCTGATCATCATCCCCGGTGAAAACCTGTATGCGAGGGTTTTTCCTAAGAACATTGACCATGGACCATTGAAGTGTGGATAGATCCTGTGCCTCATCAACAAATAGTGCATCAATGTCAGGACAAACATCTGATGCAACAAAATTTTCTATCATGTCTGTAAAATCTATTTTGTGATATGCGTTCTTGTAATCTTCATAAGCACGAACTAATCTATTTAGTTCTGAAAAATTTAGATTGTAATCTCCTGTAATACGATACATTTCTTCAATCGGTAATTTTTTACTTCGAGACAGATGATACAAATTCATGTAATTATCACCCATGGATACACCTAGATTATCAAAATCTGTTTCGGTGTTAGAATTTTTGACTCCAAAAGATACGCCAGTAGCCATACCGATAGTCTTTAAATCCTTTGGCGACATAACGTCATCTGTCTTGTATCCACCTGCTCTGTACGCCATGGAATGCAACGTTTGAAAGTAAGGTAAATCTTGCTCGTCAATGTTCCAGTCGTTTGATACACGTTCACGACTTTCTGCCGCCGCCTTACGTGTAAACGAAACACACGCAATGCGATTAGGATCTATCCCCTCTTGAATACAATCACGGACACGATTGGAGTTAGTCTGTGTCTTTCCTGTTCCTGGGGGTCCCAGTATTGTTTCGCTTTGCATTTACTACTCTCTTACAAGACAAACATAATTCATCGTCACCTTCCCATAAAGTTCTGGTGACTTTTCCACACCACGGACAATCTAGCCAACGTTCATTCATTAAAATGGTGGATCTTCTGGTTCAAACGTAACTTCTGGAAGATCTACTTCTCCTCTATTCATTTCTGGCACGAACCACACTCTAACCGATTTCCATCTATCTTGGTTATCTTTAAATCTGTAAGTCTTGTCCGCCTCAACACCCTCATTCATTTCTTTAAGACGTTCTGTTATTTGACCACGAGTATAATGCGTAAATCCATTTCTTTTTAAAAAATCTTGCAAGGAACTAAGTTTAAAATAAGTAAGACCTTCTTCTGTCCAAGGCTTCCCTGTTAATAACTCTTCTGGACTATGAGCGGAGATTCTAGATGTACAAAAAGACTCAACTAATTCTATAAACAGTCCTCTGTGTGTAAGTTCATCAGGAACTGAAATACGTGTTGCATCATTTAACAAAGTGTCTATCAGGTCCCTCCAATCATTATCCTTCATCTTAGCTGGCATTTTATACATCTGTTCCATGCAAGCACGCTGAAACTCAACCTGCATCTGTAACTGTTTAGTAGACAGTTCGAGCCTTGCTCCATCTACATTAATAAACCAAACAGGAGGTTCAGACTCTACAACTGTTAACCCTCCTACTACAGGATGAGAGTTGTGAAACCCTATTCCAAATTTACGACTACGACATAAGGACTTATTGCAATGACTTTGCAAGGGTTCCTGCTTGCACGTAAAAGCATAATCTTTTTTTTCAAGCTGTTCTTGAATAGAAACTATTTCTCTCGCTGGTAATGGTGGATTGCAATAGTCCATGTTGTGATTTTCCAGTAGTTCCTTCCAATCATTAGGAGAACATTTTCTATAGTATATACCAATGTTCAGAAGAGTCATATTACGACCACCCTCTGGTATTCCAAATTCTGTTAGTTGCTGACAACAAGGAGGTCCATCTGGAAGAACACTGCTTTTAGAACCGAGCTGTATGGAAGCTAATTGTTTAGCTGATATACGTAATTTCTCTGCTAATTTTAAAAACTTGGTCAAGGATAAGTTGTCACCATCCTTTGCCAAAGCATATCGTGTTGTGTGTTTTGAATTTTGATAAGGTAAATTTATAAAGTTGCCAATGTCTCCTCTGTCTGCGCGAACTTCTTCCTGCTTTGGAAATATCTCACAATTGCCCCAACCAAGAACAGATGCAAACTCTGCAAGCCTGTCTCTAACTTCTGAAGCAGAAACCTTTTCTGACAAGAACAAAAATAAATGAGCACCCCCCGATTTAGAACGGCACACAACCAAAGGTAATTTAAATCTTTGAACCTTTTTTAGTAAAGCTGGTATATCTAAATTATAATCATCAATATCTAACGCACCAAAAGAACATCTGCTCGTCTCATCAATAGGAATGGATCCAACTCCAATCTTTCCATCTAGATGATCTTGAACAAGATTTACGGTCAACGGTTCATGGACAATTTGATATTTGGCTTGTGTCTTACCATGTCTGGCACGATCTAAAACAGCCGTTTGTCCATGAGCCTTTCCGTAGCCCTCAAATAATTGAAGGAATTTTTCTGATGCGCTCCCCATAAGAAAAGTGGTCCCCCCGTGTGCAGACGGGGAGACCGCAGCCCTTCCTAGAACGGCACTTCGTCAGAGGACTGATCGTCCAACATCAGATCAGAAGGAGCTACAGAAATCTGCAACTCTCCTTTTCTAATGTTGGTATGCAGTTCCTTACACTCGTAGTAGGCTTCCATACTCGGAACAGGACTACCTACTTTAACAGACCATGAGTACCAGCTACCTTTGTCGTTGCCATCCTCTACACTGCTAAGTTGGTATGTATTTGCAAAACTTGGTAAAGTAGCCCCATTATGCTTCTGCATGTGAGCCAAACTATTCCACTTCTTAGACACTTTAATTTGTGTTTTTTTCATATCTACAATTGCACTTTCCAGATTTCCATCTTCGTGAACAATTTTGACATAGTGCTGTGCCGTCCTAACAAGTTCATTGCCATTTGGCAACAATTCCATTCCTGAATCTTTGTCACGAACTGCCTGTCGTACTTCTGGACTATTGTGATGTAACTCTCCGACAAATCCACCTCCAGACTGACGCGGTACAAACTCCAGAAGTTTCATAATGAAATGCACAGGCAAGACTGTTACGCCCTTATCTGCTTCCCAGATTTTATTAGTAACAGTATTAAATACGTCTCCCTGGGACGCACCTTCAATAAAAGCTGGGTCATTCTTTTT